AGACGTTTATCCCATTATCCCTCAAACGATAATGTGGGAGCTTGAAAAACGCAATGGGCGCGAGGTCTGGATTCCGTATCAGCAACAAATGGCGAAAAAGGTATCACTTGAACCGGGTAAAGCTAACTTCTTCTGGGTTCCGACTGACCCTGACATTGACGACCCTAGAGGTAACCTAGTTATGTCATCGGTTCTACAGTCAATCGACTTCCAGATGCAGATAATGCAGGACCTACAAGCTGTCCTCCACAGGCAAGGGTGGCCTAGAAACGACATTTCAATCGACCTTGAGCGAATGGTGAACTCGATGCCCCCCAGCGTTAGAAACGGCACTGAGGGCAAACGGCAAGAATGGCTGATGAACCGGTTTAATGAGATACGAAATGCAATGGATAGCTTGAACCCCGATTCCGACTATCTGCATTTTGATGACATTACCATAAACATGAACCAGGGGGCCAATGCTGCACGAAGTTTAGACGTTAGAGCTGTAACAGAATTAGTTGATGTTCAGGTAATGAACGGCGGTAAACAGATGGGCATTTTCTCTAATAGAACGTCTGGAATAACAGAAACTTGGGGTACTGTCCAATTCCGTATTTTTTGTTCTGGTATAGCATCTATTCAGCGTGGCAGTAAGCGACTGATTGAAGAAGTAGCCCGCTTATGGCTTAGGGTTCATGGCATTCAAGCTGTTCCAAAATTCTCCCATAATCTAATAGACTGGGAAAGCGAAGGCCAGAGGATGACGGTAAGGTTGCTGGAAGAAGAATTCCATGCTATTGCTCAACTGATGGGTTGGCAGGATGGCGATGATGCCGCTAGTGCTGTTCTAGGCAAAACCAATGCCGTTGGGGAACCGGTAGAAGGTACAAAGGTGTCCTTCGGCAGAGGAGGTGATTCTCGTGCAACCGATGAACAATTGCCGGGTGAATTACAGCAAACCAGTAAGAGAAACTTGCGCTCACGATTGGGTATTGCTAGAAGCTGATATTCCCGACCAAACAATTTACTTTAGATGCAAAGTTTGCGGTGTAAAGAAAATAGTACCAATTAAAAATCTTAAGGAGGAAAAATACAATGTTTAAATCTGAATTTATCAAGGAGATAGCTCGTGAAGCTGACTTTACCCAAGCTGAAACCGCGAGATTCCTAGAGGCGTTTCAAGAAGTCGTGACCAATGCCTTAGCCGAAGGCGACGAGGTTATGCTGACAGGATTTGGTTGCTTTTCCGCTAGGAGAAAACCTGCTCGCACGATGTTATCTTTTGGCAAAGAAATTGATGTACCTGCCAAGAAAACTATTGTCTTTAAGGCTGGTAGAACGCTGAAAGAGGCGGTCAATTAATTTAATGATACAGTGAAAGGTGGTGAAATGATTGGCTGATTTTGGAGTCCCTACAGCGGGGCAACTGGAAAAGATAAATGCGCTGGCAAAAAGGACCTTATCGAAAGATGAGGTTTTTGCTTTTCCAACCAAGATGGTAGGCGATGCGCTTCTTCCTGAGAGGTATTTGAAACTTCACAAGTCCCTGCTAGAGCTTTACAAGACTGATGCTAAGGCTGGCGTAGCTTTTATGCTCGACCATGCGTGGGCAGGAATACAGAAGGCTTTAGTTTATGGCCGTACCTTCGACGCAAGCATTAAGAGAAGCGATGGCACTGTTGAGGGTGAAACATGGGCATTGCACGGCGATACTTACATTGTTCGAGGCAAGGAGAAAGATGGCATTTCAACCGACTCTATCATAGCTGATATTGAAGATGGCACTCTGTTTGACGTATCTATCGGCTTTGGATTTGAAACTGCAACCTGCTCTGTTTGTGGTGAAAACTATTACAGATGCGAGCATTGGCGAGGCCGAGAATACGAAGGGCAGTTATGTTACATCATAGCAAAACCGCCGGGGTACTTAATGGAATTGAGTGGCGTGTTCGATGGTGCTTACCCTACGGCTGGCATATTGTCGCAGATGAGCCTTCCAGAAGGGCAAAGCGAGCTTATTCAACTGCCGGACGAGGAATTAAAGAAACTGCCGTCTGGAATAATGACCTATGCCTCGTATGGCTCTAATAGCGGTAGACTGTTGACCTATCACAAAAAAGATGACCTTGCAAAAGGCAATACTTTTTCAGTCCCCGATTTATCAAAACCGAAAGGAAGTGACCAAGAGATGAGTGAACCCGTAACCTATACTCAGGAACAAGTAGATGCTCTGATAAAAGAAGCTGTCGACAAAGCAGTAGCCGAAGCTCTGGCTAATGCGCCTGCTGTTGACCCCCCTGCTACCCCCGAGGCGTTTATGACTCAGGAGCAAGCAACCGAAAAGCTGGGCAAAGAGCTACCCGCTGACAAGGTGCTGACCTACGCTAAAGAGGGCATGGACTATATGACCCAACTGGTGGAAGATGCAGTGGCAATGGGTGTAAGGGCGCAGGGCAATGACTTCCCGGCTGAGACTTGGAAGAATACCTTTGCTGGCATGAGTTCTCAGGGCATCAAGGACATTATGGCTACCTTCGAGAAACAGGCGAAAGAGGAAATCCCTGCTGGCAGACAGTCAAGCTCATTTAATCAGCAAACTATCGCGCAGACCCTTCCTGATGACGCTTTTAAGGTTGGAAGGTAGCAGACCCTAACAAACACATAACTACCCTAAAACAAGCCGCTAAATTAGCGGTTATTTTTATGCCTATCAATAACAGAAAGGAAGTGTTCACAATGGCAAGAGGTGGAATTAGAGGTGGAATTGACCATGAAGGAATTGGCAAACTTGGAATGACTTATAAGGCTAATGCGGCCTTAGCAGCTGCTGTTGCTGCTGCTGGTGGCATCGGCACTACTGCTGGACGCGCTGCTGTAATCGGGAAGGCTGTAACTTGGAGTGCTAGCCCGTTTGAAGCTGGCTTCGGCTCAGCTGGCGACCCTCTGTTGGGTATCGTTGAGTCCTATGACTATGACAACAACATGACTGTTTTAACCAGAGGTTATGCCTATGCTCCTGGAGTATCTGGTTCCCTCCCCTCTCCTGGCAATATCTTAGTAGTTAATGGCTCTGGTGCTGTTATGGCATCTACTGGAGCTGTTGGAGTTGCTCGCGCTGACGCAGTTATGACAACCGATGCAACCGGACCTGTAATGGTCTTTATCGGTTAATCGAAAGAAAGGAAGTGAAATAATAATATGTCTAAATTTACTTTAAGCAACCTGACCCCTGACCTGTACCAGCAGGCGCATTCCCAGGACATGACCCTTTCGATGCTCTTAGAAAGTCTGGACCCTGCCACTGAAGGTAGCGGCTTAGATGCTTTTGAAAGACTGATGAAAGAGGCCGGAATCCTCACTAAAACCGTTCGTGATAAAAACATCTTCTCATCCAAGGTAGATGCTTTCTACCGGACCAATGAGAACAAAATACTGTTCCCCGAGTATGTAGCCAGAACCTTGGTACAGGCTATGACCGAGTTTCCGATATTTAACTACCTTGTGGCTACTCGTACCCCGATTGACTCTAACGTTTACAAGGCATCTTACCTTGACTGGGACGACGCCGATAACAAGAAAGCAGTCGAGATGCGGCGTGTAACTGAAGCTGCTGACCTGCCCTTGGCAAGAATCAAGCTGGGCGATACTGCAATCACCCTCTACAAGTATGGTCGTGCAGTAGAAGCATCTTATGAAGCCTTGCGGAGAATGAGCTTGGAACTCTTCGAGCGTCACATCAACCGGATAGGCACTGAGGCGGCTAACAACAAAGTGTCTGAAATCCTGAGCGTTATCAAAGACGGTGACGGCAATAACAATGCTGCTCCGAAGCATAAGGCAAAAGTCCTTGACTCAGCTTTCAGTGCTGCCTTGACTAAGACTGCCTGGATTAAATTCCTGCTTAAATTCTATCCGTACGGCTGCGATACCGTTGTGGCTAACGAGGACGGACTGTTGCAGATACTTGAAGTGCTGTACCCTGCACCTACTGTTGCCTCCAAGATGGACGAACTGCTGGCGAAGGGCTTGAATGTAAGCACCACTTTACCGCAGGACTTAGTAGTCAATACTACCTTGCTTTATAACCCCGACATTGACAAGATTGGCGGTAAAGAAGCTATTTACGGTCTGAACCGGAGCAACACCATTGAGGAAATCTTTGAAGTTGGTTCGACTATCAGCGAAGCTGACAAGTTTATCCGCAACCAGACTCAGATATTGACCATATCCGAGAATAGCGGATTCCGCAAAATCTTCAAGGACGGTGCTAGAATACTGACCCTTGAATAGAAAGGGGTGTTTCCCCTATGGCCAATAAAATCTTAACTGCTGAGGGTTACGAAAGCCGCATCCGCTCTAAATTGGGGGTCGATGCGGCTTATATTCCCGATGCCGACATTAACCAACCGGATATTATTGCCATTGCCGAATCTAACATCATCAGAGTAGTACCCGACTATGACGCTCTTACCGGCGACGATTTAATCTACCTTGAGGCTGCTGCCGTCTGTGAGTGCGCTATCCTGCTCTGCCCTTCAATGCCTGCGAGATTACCGGTCAAAGAGCAGGGGCCAAGTTTCACGCGTGAGATTGAAGTCGACTGGACCGAAAAGCAGGTAAAACTCGAAGCTGAGCGGGACAGATTTATAAGTAACATTAGCACTGTTGCCTATATTGACGTTCCGCACTTCGGGTTATGTTAGAAGGTGATGCTGTTGTCTTATGCAAGCAAATACCTAGAGGCTCATGGGCAAGATGCGACGATTAACCGCAGTCCATCGGCAACCACCAAGGTAAGTATGAAACGCTCAACCAAGGCAACTCGTGACCCAGGGGTTAGGGACGCAGCATGGGAAGGATTAGCAGGGGCAGAATCGGCTTTAGCAGGCGGCGAGATAATGACCGTGGGACTGGACAAGTATCTGGTTCAATCGGTCAATGCTGACGTTGCAAGCGGAGAGTTGAGTTTCTTTGCCGTTAAGACCAATGCTGTTTTGACTCCCCAGCGGATTACTGCCTCGATGGACGCTGATAACAACATCGTGGAAACGTGGTCCTGGAATCCTAGCGGTACTATAGCAGATGCTTTCGGGCAAGTGATAACTTACAGTTTAAGGCAATATGACCCCGGACTGCTTGAGTCTTCACGCTATATCTTTTACCTACCTGCTGATATCGGCTTACAGGTGATGGACAGAGTTGTATTGGCAAGCGAAAACCTGATGGTGAACGCTATCGACCCGCTGATGCTTGAAGGCATAGTCCGTATTCAAGCCGGTAGCGATACGAGAGCTTAGGAGGTGATTCTATCGGCGTAAGATTTGATGCTGCTGCGTGCATTGTGGCGCTACAAGAACATATTACTTCAACACTCCTGTTGCTTGCCGAAGAATATAAGCGTGATGCAGAAAGCCATATGCAAACCGCTGAAGGCAAAAACGATTTAACCATTGGCGAGATAGAGGCTTTAGGGTCGTTTCTGACGGTTAATGTAGTAGGAGGCGCATGGGCGGCAATGGATGAGATGGGTACAGGCTCTTTGATGGATAAGAGTAACCCGGCACTTGACAAATACATTGCCAGCCAAGCGTGGAATCCTTATCGCAGTAAAAGCGATACTACTATTCGCACACGTGACCCCGGCCCTTACACTAATATTTTCGGAGAGACGCAAGTTAGTAAAGCCACCAAGGGTGGTATTGACCTAGAAAAGATATTGCGAAACACGGAAATACTTAATTCCCTTATCGGTTATCATGCAAGCGGCAAGATGGGCCTTGTTAAAGAACCGGAGATTCTCCTTCTTTACCCTTCCCGTGCTATGCAGACAGCTGCCGAATGGTTAAAGGTAAAAAGGTTGCGTGAAAAATGGCAAGAATCGCTAAGAGCCTTCCCTTGGGGAAGGTTTTTTGTTGTCACAAAAGATTAGGGAGGTAAAGATATGGCTCGATTGTTAAACGATTATATCCACCTTACACAAGTGGAGTTTTTAATCAAATATTGGTGGGCGTATCTAATCTTTTTAGGCACTATTATTGCGGTGATTTGGGCAAAGGGAAAGTAGGTGATGCCATTGTTTTGAGCCAGAGAAAGACTTAGCCAGATTACAGACCTTGTTTATGAATGATACGGACTTACTTAAGGCATTGGGACTAGAATCTGCTACACCTATCCAAAGGGCTGAAAGGATTATCAAACGGTCACGATGGAATGACCTCGTAACAGCTGAAAGACGACTCTGCTTGTATTTCAGACCTTCCAGAACCGTTAGAAACCGCATTGTAACTAATGAGCTTTTGCAAGTCGATTGTCACGTCCCGGCAAAGCAGGACTACTTAGCTTACCGGGCAATAGCGAGAGTAGAAAAGCTACTCTATAACCAAGAAATCAACAACCGAATCTATGAGTTTGAAGGTCAGCTAGGGGAATTACCCACTATGGCTGACTTTGTTTGTGTAGGGGCTAGATTCAGCTTCTACGCAGTTAAATAACTGAAAGGAAGTGAAACCCTTATGGCAAAACTTATCTACAAGAAAGCAGGTAACATTGAGCTAATTCGCAGGAGCGACAGTGCTCGCTTCCTGTCTGTTGGTGTAGTTGAATCCATTGAACCGTCCATTAGCAGAAAATCGTCTACCCTGCCTGACGGCAACTCTGACTGGGATATGGAGTTTTCAAACGGCATGGAAGGGCAGGTGGTGGTTAACCTGTCTACTTTTCAGCCTAAGCTGTATGCAGGGTTAGCGGGAGCTACTTATGACGAAAACTCATCCTATGCTATTCGACACATCACAACTCAGGGGGTTCCTGCCACATCTCCGTTTACCGTTGATGTTAGCGCAGAAGGTACTCCTTTAGCTGCCCCCGTGCCTGTAGTCCATGATGCCGCCGATTCTCCTTATGTCAAAGTATCCGCTAGTCCCGCCGCTGGGCAATTTGCTGTTAGCGGTTCGGTGTTTACCTTCTGCTCTGCAAATGCTGGGCAGGAAGTTACTATGGCTTTTGATGTTACTACTACTGCCGATAAGATGGAACTGCCATCTGAAAGCAATCGTCCGGTGTTTGAAATGATAATTGCAGGTAAAGCCGTGCTAGCTGACGATGAAGGAACCTCTAAGGCTGATGCTATGGTTTTCGACTCTGTAGCAGTCTCCGGCGACTTGAAGCCGCCTACTCGTAAGAAAGAACCGGTAGGCTGGAACTTTACCATGAAAATCCTGAAACCTCGTGCTGGTCGCAAACCTGTTGACTATCGGGTGGAAAGATAGGGGGGTAATCAGTAATGGCTAAAAAGGAGGTAGCATCTTTAGCAACAATGGTCGGAACTGGCGAACCCTGGGAAGTGCAAGGCAAGAACTACACGGTTAAGCCGCTAAAAATCAAGGATGAACCAGAGTTTACGGGTGACCAAATCAACTTTGGT